TTATTTTTCGTGTTGCATTTCGTGTTGCATTTTATCAAAGTGCTGCAGAGCCATGTCGTTATACTTCTGGGTATACTCTTCGATTGTTCCCCTGTAAATAGCTTTTAAAGTATGATCTGATGACCAGCCACCACGCTGCATGATATATTGATCCGGAATGCCTATGGCGTGCATTATGCTGGCAGCATAGTGGCGGAGGTCATGAAAACGGAAGTGGGGTATTTCCAAAGCCTTAAGCGCCTTTTCAAACCTGTGTGTCACCTGATCTGGATTCAGATCAACCAGTCTGCCTTTTCTCGGGAACTTTTTGATTACAAAATCTGGCATTTCTACCAACCGAGTACTGGAAACTGTCTTAGTTGTCTTAAGTACCCATTCATTGGCACCCTTATCAACGAGAGCTTTATTTACAGATATGATATTGCCATTTACATCATCTGCAGTCAGAGCGCATACCTCTGAGCGTCTCAGAGTGCCAAATGCGGCGAGATAAACAGCAATCTCCATACATTTATCACATGAATGAAAATAGCTTAGGATAGTCTTAATATCACTGTCAGAAGGGACATACAATTCCTTCTTGATCTTTTGGGGCAGTGTAGATCTGAAATGTATTTCCGGAGCAAAAGTATCAAGTACGGCAGACAGCAATCCATGTGCATTTTTAGTTGTCTTTGGACTGTGATTTGCAGAATATTTATTTACCCATGCCTGTATCAGATCCTGTGAAAAATTCTTTAATGGAATATTTAAAAGTTCCTGATAGGATTTCCCAGCCATTCGTCTATATTCTCTTATGGTAGATGGGGATAGGACGTTGCTTTTCAGTTCACAGTATTTGTCCAGAGCTTCTTTAAAGAGCATTTCTGGATTCCGCCCCTTTGTTTTTTTGGAATAGGCAAATTCTGCGGCCATTAATTCCGCTTCCTTTTTGGTATCTGCAGTAAAGGATTCGTAATGCCTCTTTCCGTCCAGATCGGTATAATCATACACCAGTGCTCTCCATGCTCCTGACGGTAATTTCTTGGCCTTTGCCATAATATCATCCTCCTTTTGGGCATAAAAATGCCCGGTGCTTGTATTTTCACCGGGAAAATGATACAATTTCACTTGTGTAGGTGAGCTGTATCGGTTTCCCCGATATGGTTCCTGATCTGCTCCGGTGTTGGTAGCACTGGGGCAGATTTTTATTTTACTGAATTAATTAATGCGATTAATTTGTTTCTATCCCATAATTTTACTCCAAGCATTGATGCTTCTTCCTTCGCCTGCTCGGTAAAATACTGGTTAGTTAAGACGACAGCAATATCTTTGTGGTAAATGCTCTTTCCTGTATGAGCTTGCTGAACGGCAGCATTTCCAATATTGGAAGAGTAACATTTGCATTGAATGGCGTAAGAAATGTCATCTTTTTCTGCCAATATGTCAATGCCGTGGTCAGCACTGGTTTGTGTGACTTCAATGTTATAGAAGCCGTTCTTCAGAAGAAGCTTGGCACAATAGTTTTCAAAGCTTAATCCATCCATGTCATCTAGTTCACTTAAATTTCGATGAATTAAGATTTCTGAATCAGGATGAATAGACATCAATAGTGTGTTTTTAAAATGTTCAGCATCATATATTTTTAATAGATCTTCCTTTACACCTAACGATAGCCGTTTGGCATCTAAGGTTGAAAATAGTAAACAATATATGCCGGTCCTTTCACTGTTCATCAACAACTGAATCAGATCCTCGCTTAATTGCTGATCTGAACGGAGAGGGTAAAATTCTGAAATAACAAAAATAATATAAGGTAGTTTGACATAAGATGTTTCTGTTATATTGACAGAATTATAAGCATTGATATCTTTTACATTACAATTAGCAAATTTTAGTAATCTATCTTTTTTCTCAGAATTCAGCCAGTGAATAACTGTAACTAGCTTGCTTTTTTCTGAAACTATAGGTGTGAGCAGTTGGGGCAATGTTTTATATGCAAAATATTCAATATTATCATCAAATATTATAAAACGTAAAGTTTTTGATGAATTGTAAGTGATAATAAAATTAATTATATCTAGTTGGGATTCATTTTTGCATTTGTCTACCAATGTATTTTTTAACATGGATAGCATTTTCCCGTCATTTGAAAAATTGGTATCTATATCTAAGGAACTTTTGATGATATCTTCATCAGGGAGCGAAAGTGGGGATATAACATTCGCAATTACTGGTGGTTGTGGTGGAGTGGAAATCAAATTTGAAAATGTAACTTGATCCATAAGAATACGACGAGGTTTAGTACCTTCTTCTTCACTCACAACACCAAGTTCATAAAGTTGATCCATGATTTTAGCAGCTCTACTGAAACCAATCTTGAACATTCGTTGTAGCATACCAATAGATGCTTTATCTTTTTCGATAATAAATCTTCCGGCTTCAACAATATATTCATCTAAGTTATTTGATTCATTATACGGAATTGTACAATATGAATCTTTAATATTTTTCATACCATTATTGGCTTCTATAAAATCTTTGTTATTTCTAAAAAAGTTCATTAAAACTCCTTAGTATTATTCGTATATAAGTTATCATTTTGGATCTGATGAGGTATCATCTAAGCTTTCAGTCCAAGCCTTTACAGCTCTCTGGTAATTTATTTCAGCAACCTTTTTCTCCCTGGAGATTTCCTCATCAAAAAAACTGTCAATCTTTTCATCTGCTTCGATATCAAGGTTTTCTTTTTTATTAACGAATAGCCCGATTTCTGCAATGAGCGCAATGAAAGAATACCCTTTAAAAAGAAATATTGATAAAATGAATACGGCAATTTCAATCAATAGATATACTAGGAGTTTTTTTCTTTTTTCTTCTTGCACATTATCCATAAATTTATTGGCATCTCTGGGCTTGAATTTCTTTAGTTTTATTTTAGGAGTGGCAGCTTCCTGATAATAGTTGTTGATCATTACTGTATTATCATTTCCCTTTATGCTTACCGTACTTTCTTTGGGAAGTTCTCTGCCACAGTATGAACAAAATCTTCCGGTAACTTCGGCACCGCAACTAGGACATTCCATAGTTATATCTCCCTGTTATGTGCACAAGTTTCAATGTCTTGTACGTTTTTCTTATCAAAATCTGTGTTTATGATATGGTTAAGTGCATGTATATACGCTTCTTGTTGTCTTTCATGGGACAGCCTGGAATTAAGGAATATAGTGTAGCTATCATCCCTGTTTTTGACAATCTGTTCACCAATAAGTACATCCATATCTATAAGTTGTGTATTAATATCCAATTTCATCACCTACTATTATATGTAGCACTTAAGCTGTCCCAAAATCAGGACTTACAAATTTTTATCAGTTTCCTGTTTGTAAAGATTCTTCATAAATTCCATATGTGCTTTAAATCTTTCCGGCGGCATATTTCTTTTCATATCGAAGAGGGAACGCATATCTGGATCCTCAAACATTTCCTGTGCCATTTTAGCAGACTCTTCATTGAGATAGTAGCCATTTGTTTCTTCACCTGTCATTAAATATTCTACAGAAACTCCAAAATAATCAGCTAATTTTTTTAAACGCTCTGGATTTGGGGTACTGTTTTTCCATTTAGAAATAGACCCATTTGAAAAACCGAGTTCCCTTTCTAATTTTCCCTGAGATATTCCCTTAGAATTTCGTAGTTCTTCAATCCTTTCAAATAATGTCATAAGTAAGCCTTTCTATTTACCGAAAATATTCTGTAAAAAGTGGTTGACAAATAGAAAGAGTTCTGTATAATAAAGATATAGCACAGAAAACTTTCGGTAAAGTTCTATAATGTTTCGGTAAAACTATAATAGAATACTTTCAGTGAAAAGTCAATATAAACCGAAGATTTTCTAGGAAGGAGGATAATGTTGTTATTTGAAAATGTAAAAGCACTTGCAAATAAAAAAGGCATGAGCATTGGTGAGTTGGAGAAGGCTGCAGGACTTAGTAACGGGGCTATCTTTAAGTGGAAGGTGTCGAATCCTAAAATTGATAGCGTTCAGGCAGTAGCTAAGGTACTTCATGTCAAGGTAGACAAGCTACTGGAGTAGAAAGGAGGGAGAAAGAGTGGCAGGAGAAATTACTACAGAACAATACGCAAACTCTTCTCAAGTGAAAGTTTCTTTCGGAGTGTCACATGACGATTGGTGCTTAATTCAACAGTCAGAGACTTGGAAGCAACTTCGAAATTTTCTTGAGGTATCTGAAAGTAGAGGAAGCCAGATGTCCCTGATAGACAGGGTAACGTTACTGGAAAAGGGATCGATTTAGTTGCTTCCTTGTAAGTAATGTTTTGATTATTTTTTCTCGTGATAATGCGGACAACATGAGGATCTTTGGAACAGCTGTATGGAATGCATTTGTTCCAGATTCTTACATCGGTAATAGAAATTGGAAGCCTGGAATTATTGGTAAATACCATATACAAAATAACGCAGTCATTTGAAAGGGAATAATCTGCAATCGATACATCGATGCTGATCCTGTTCCAATAAAAACTCATGATTACTGTATATGCGGTGCCGATGGAACCGATTAAAGCAAGAATGAAAGTGAACGTTTGCATACATACCTCCTAAGAATGATATAGGAGATTGTATCACAAAAAGTGACAAATACAAAGCGGAAAGGATGATGAAGATGGGAAAGTTGGCAGTACAGGAAATGGAAAAGAGACTGGATATTCGGAAAACAGTTGATTCAGTAATTGAATCGGTTGGAGAGAGAATCAAGAGCAATGATACGCTACCTGGTGAGTATGCAGACACAATAAAGGCTCTCGCAGAGTTGGTAACCGCAAGAGCTGCGCTTGTTCAGGGCAATGAGAAGATTAAAGAGAAAGTCTTGCAGAATCAGATGAGCAGTTTTGAACAGATTCTTGCAGAAGTGCCACAGGAAATCAGGACATTGGAAGTGGATGCAGAGAAAAAGATCTTTAAACTGAATGGAATCGATTTTGCAGATAGTTGTGATTATTTCGGTGTTTCATGTACAGCGACAGAAGGATTCAGAATCAGAATGGAACTTTCAAAGCGTATTATCTGCGCCAATTATGGAATCGACAATACGCTGAAAGAACCAGTTACAGTACTTACTAAGGAATAAATTTGGATATAAATTCAGTTAATTCCTTTAGATTGTTTTTGAATCTACTGGGAAAGGAGAAAAAGATGGTTACAGTATGCAAAACAGCAATCATTTGCGTCACGATCGTGGCTGTGGTCTATCTGCTCATGAAGAGCGGAGATGATAAGAAAGACAAAGATCAGAAAGGAGAAGAGTAATGCCAAGAGTAAGAACGAGCGAGGCAGAGGAACAGAGACGTTTCCTCGGAAGTGTCATCAAGGCCAACATGCAGAGGCATGAGGTTGACTGTGACAGCCTGATGAAGAGAACCGGTATCAAGAAGTCAACGCATTATAGGCGGATCCGGGAACCCGACACAATGACGGTCGGGGAGCTCAAGAAGTATATCAAGGTGCTTGGGATCTCGGATGAGGATCTTATCTATTGTTTGAAAGGAGGAGAGAAGCCATGCTGAGATGTATTTTTGACTGCATTGCCACTGGATCCATGATCCTTGGAGTGGGAGGAATTGCTGGTGTGATTGAGTTCGGGACAAGCCCGGTACCGTGCGTGATTGCAATCGCTGCAGGAGTAGGAGCAGGGATGCTGAGTAGCAGGTTAAGAGAAAGGAGGGAACTTTGTGAAACGGATATTTTCATTGATTCTGACAGCAGTGCTAATAGCAGGATCTGCACTCAACGTAAAAGCAGCAAACATAGAAGAGCCGTTTAAGATATACACCACGGCTTACTGCCAGGGAACCACTACCTACTCGGGTGTACCGGTCAGAGCAGGGATCTGTGCCGTAAAGAAGGAATGGGTTGGAAAATGCGCCATTGTTTATAAATGTGAGCCAGATGGCAGCATTGGTGATTTCCTTGGTTACTGGGAATGCCTTGATACAGGATTTGGCGGTGACGCTGATGAAGATGGTGTTGGAAGCATTGAGGATGGAAGAGTCATTGATATGTATTTTCCAACACTGGAGGAATGTAAGAACTGGATGAAGCTGACATACGGTAAGGTGTATGTGCAGCTGATCGATGCGGAGGGATGAAATATGGCTACCAATAAAAGAATAATAGCCCCGAGACTTTGGCGAGACACGGAGCTATTAAAAAATAACACTTGGTATGCTATTCCTGTCTTTATTTTAAGGCAGGGGAAAGGAAAAGTCAAATGAAAATTGATAAGGAAAGATATGAACAACTTGTTGATCTTGAAACCCGTGTCAATGTACTTCACTCATTTTTATTACGGGATAAGCACATGAGTGCCAAGGATATTTTTCTGATCCTAGGAGATAAAGCTAGTGCATCAGCCTGTGAAGAAGAGGAAAGGCTGAGAGACGAAGAGTTCAGAAAAAGCTTTCTGCAGAAGAAGGAGGACACAGAGTGAGATACCGGGAATGTAGATGGTGTCATGGACGGTGTGATCCGGGGGATCTGATAGATGGAATATGCATTGAATGTCTGGAAGAGGAACGGCAGCAGCTTATCAGGAAGAGAAGCGTGGCACAGATCATGAGCAGTCCATGTTATCAGATGGAGATGCAGTTGGAGGCTATGAAGTGATGGAAGATGTAAAGAAAGGCAAGGCTGTTGATGAATCATGGAATGAGATCGAATACCGGGTTCCGGCAGGAAACAGATATCTGAGACAGAGAAGAGCCTATGATGAGGCAGAAAGAGAGGATTAAATTCATGGAAAATATTGTAGCAGTAAGTCAGACAGTGGGATCCATAAGTTGTGATTTTGAAAGTGTGAAGAAGAGATTACAGGAAAGGCTTCATGAGTACAAAGGAGCCGTATTCACAGAAGACAGTAAGACATTTGCCAAGGCAGAACTGGCAAGCCTGCGTAAAGAGAAAAAGGAGTTTGCTGACCGCGTGAAAGAGGTTAAGGCTTCGTATATGCAGCCTTATCTTGAGTTTGAAGGTAAGGCAAAGGAGCTGATTGCTCTGTATGATGAGCCTATCAGCCTTATAGATGACCAGCTTAAGGCATTTGAGGAAAGGCGTAAAGCAGAGAAGAAAGCGAAGATCGAAGAGTTGTATCAGATTCATGTGAGTGGTCTGGAGGAGTACATTCCTTTGCGAAAGATCTATAACCCTAAATGGGAAAATACAACTATGAAGGAAAAGGATATCGTGAAGGAAATGACTGCTTTAGCAGAGTCCACTCAGGCTGCTATTACCACTATCAAGGGGATGCAGTCAGAGGCAGAGGAAAAGGCTCTTGAGATTTATAAATCAAACCTCAGTCTGCCGGAAGCTATGACATACATTACCAATTATGAGCGGCAGAAGCAGGAGATCATCATCCGGGAACAGGAACGTAAGAAACGGGAAGAAGAGGAACGTATCCGCCGGGATGAAAGAGAGCGACAGGAGGCAGAGAGAAGGATCAGGGAGGAGAAGGAAGCTGCTATTCGCAAGGCGGAGGAAGAGAAAGCATTGGCCATTCAGAAGGCAGAGGAAGAAAAAGCTGCATATGTCGAGAAGGCAAGAGTAGAAGCTGAGCAGGCAGTTATTGAGAGCCTTACTCCTGATATGGATGCCGGAGATTCTGATTTATATGAATACAGAATCGAACTTACCAAGGATGCAAAGGAAAAGCTGGAGATGTATATGAACAGTGTCGGCATTGAATGGGAGCTGATGTAATATGGGAAATCTTGATATTTACAATGATGTGAGATGTGTACCGGATGATGCTAAACGCAGGATAAATGGTGGAAGACTCAATGGAAAGACAGACATCAATCCTATGTGGCGTATAAAAAAACTTACCGAGCAATTTGGTCCCTGTGGTGTAGGCTGGTATATCAAAGTCACGAATAAGCGCCTAGAAACCTACGGGGATGAAGTCGCAGCCTTTGTAGATATAGAACTTTATATCAAAGTGGATGGTGAATGGTCGCAGCCCATCTTCGGAACTGGCGGAAATATGTTTGCTGAGAAAGAGAAAAGCGGTATCCACGTATCAGATGAAGCCTTTAAAATGGCTGTTACGGATGCTATATCAGTAGCTTGCAAGATGCTTGGTGTAGGTGCTGACGTATACTGGGAATCTGATAAAACCAAGTATTCTAGTAAATCCAGTGAAAAACATGGGGGAGCAAATGAGAAACAGACAACAGTGCCACCACAGGGCAAACTTGATCCACAGTCTTATTCAGAGCGGGTGCGTGGAATTATAGCACAGTGCAATAGGACGAATACATCACTTGCCGAAGTTCTTAAGCGATATAAGGTTGACAATGTGGAGAATATGTCAGATTTGCAGATCAAGAGTTGCATGAATGTATTTATGAAGATGTAGGCAGGAAAGGGAAACTATGCAGTGTAGAGGAAGGATCACACAGATAGCCCGGGATATAAAGACCAAAGGGATCCTAATAACGATGTCCCTTACAGAAGTATCGGAACAGGCTCTGCAGACGGTGAGTGCATTAGATGATCTGAGCGTGGAAATGAAGAAGTACCGGAAGAAACGATCTCAGGATGCAAATGCTTATTTTCATGTCCTTGTAGGAAATATAGCTGATGCACTGACTATTTCAAAGGCAAAAGCAAAGAATGTCATGATATGCAAATATGGACAGCCTTATCTGTTGGAAGATGGAAGCCCTATGTTTTATAAGACAAATGCCCCGGAAGAATTTATGTGGGAGCAGGAGACATTACATGCGATTCCTGTACGATATGACGGCGTAGCAACCTTCTACAAGATATATCGTGGAAGTCATACATACGATACCAAGGAAATGTCAGTACTTATCGATGGTACTGTAGCAGATGCCAAGGAGCTTGGCATAGAAACCCTTCCACCGGCTGAACTGCAGGCCATGAAAGAGAGGTGGGGTGTGTGAAAAGGCTGTGGAGTATCTTCGCAGAGGACATGGATCATTGTTATTTCACTGGATCCAATGTGGTAGAACGGCATCATGTGTTCTACGGGATGGGAGGGGATAAAAAGAAGCCATGTGAAGAATATGGCTATGTGATTCCTCTCCGACCGGATCTGCATCCAAACGGGGTGCAGGCCACAAAATATGCCCGTACTGAGGTTGATCTGTATTTGAAGCAAACCTGCCAGAAGGATTTTGAGGAAAAACATGGGACCAGAGAGGATTTTATAAATATATTTGGGAGGAGCTATTTATGAACAGCAGAAGTAAAGGGGCACGTGGAGAAAGAGAAGTGGCAGGGATCCTGAGGGAGTATGGATATCCCTGCAGGCGAGGACAGCAGTATTCCGGTGCAAATGGTGATGCGGATGTTGTTGGACTTCCGGGAACCCATATAGAAGTAAAACGCAGGGAACGGCTGGATATCCATGATGCAATGGAACAGTCCGTCAGGGATGCAAGAGAAGGAGAAATGCCTACAGTATTTCACCGCAGGAATAATTATAACTGGCTTGTTACTATGCGGCTTGAGGACTTTATGAAGCTGTATGGGGATAGTCAGTAGAAAGAGAGGTTATGCAAATTTATGAACAATATTGATTTAAAGGATCTAGTTGGTGGTGCGCTTCAGGAGAAGTTCAGCAAGGCATTTGAGAAGGTCATTGAGAATCTTCAGGATCAGAATACTTCTTTCAAGGTGAAGAGAGGTATCACGATCAAGATGTCATTTGTCCAGAATGAAGCGAGGGATGATGTTTCTGTAATGGTGGATGTGTCAGAGAAACTGGCACCACAGGCTGGTATGAAGACTTCATTCAGCATAGGAAAGGATCTGAAGACTGGAGAACTTTATGCAGAAGAGTATGGGAAGCAGATCAAAGGGCAGATGAGTCTGAAAGATTATGAAACTGAACTAAAACCGGCAAAGGTTCAGCAGATTGACGGTGATGTGGTTGACACAGAAACTGGAGAAGTTATTCAGCCGGTAAATAATGTTGTTGATTTAAGAAAGGCTGCCTTATAAGCAGGAAAGGGTGATAAATATGATTAAAGAAGCATTACAGTATCTTGTGGGTCTTGGAGAAGCAAAGGAACATACCATTCATGGTGATATATATTCTGATAAGGAATTGTATCGGGTGGACAAGTATATTCCTACAGCTGTGGCTATTGAAATGAATACGTTATCAAGCCTTGTAGACTATATTAAAGCGCATGTTGATACTATGGCTGAAAAGATGATCATTCAGGTTGTAAGTCCTGAAGAGGTAAGGTTGTTTTCGCAACTGAATGATAACAGAAATCGTGAGTATATTGCCAAGGTAAAGGCTTTAGTTCCTTCTTTCAGTTATGAGCGTTTCGTTGACCATGAAAGCTTCTGTATCAGTGTACAGGCAAAGTTCATGGATGATCCAGTAACAGATAAGGCACTGCTGCTGAAGTTTGCCGGAACTGTTGAACAGGGAAGCGTTGCTGAATATGGTGATGATGGTGTGTCGCAGAAGGCTACCGTAAGACAGGGCATTGCATCCAAAACAGATGCTGTTGTGCCTAATCCTGTGAAGCTCAGACCATACCGTACATTCACAGAGGTTGTACAGCCTGCATCTGATTTTATCTTCCGTATGAAAGAAGACCGGGGTATTACTTGTGCACTGTTTGAAGCTGATGGTGGTGCATGGAAGAATGCAGCCATGAAGAATATCAAGGAATACCTTGAATTTGAACTGGAAGGCTATCAGGATCAGTTCATTGTGATTTCGTAAATATGGTTGAAACACCTGCACCATAACGGTGAAGTCACCGGAATGGTCAAAAGAAACCGCTCATGAATGAAAGCATACCACAGTGCCATAATAGAAAGCCTCCTGCCGGGATCCCCCGGTGGGAGGGGAAAGGAGCCTGATGGAGAAATTTGAAATGTATGTGCCGGCAGCAAGAGGCAAGCCTGCCGGAATAACCATAGCTGATCTAGTCCCGGTTGGACGGGAGAATGCCATATCACGGCAGATGCTGGTTGCTTTGTGTGTAAAACATGGCTTGGTAGATAAGAACTTGAAGAAATCATCAAGGGATAGAGCAATGCGCAGGTTGTTGGAACAGGCACGAATTGATTATACGATTCTGAATCTGTCAGATGGTAAAGGATATTATAAACCATCGCAGGATGATCTGCTTGACCTGCAGAGATATATCAAGCAGGGCAATAGCCGGGCAAAGGCAGTCTTCCGTAGCCTGTCCACAGCGAAAGCTTTATATGCGGATTTGGAGCATGGGAGAATGAAGAATGAGTGATATGGATTACATAAAGCTGTACAGAAACCTTCTCGCCTGGGAATGGTACTCGGATATCAATACCTGTCGGCTGTTCATCCATATGTTACTGAAAGCAAATTGGAAGGAGGGTAATTTCAGGGGGACAACGGTACCACGTGGTTCTTTTGTTTCATCCATTGGTAAATTATCGGAAGAGACACAGCTTACACCTGATGAAGTAAGGACTGCAATAAAACATTTAATGACCACCCACGAAGTTACCAAGCAGAGTTATAGCAAATATACCGTATTTACGGTAAAAAACTATGATTCGTACCAAAACTTCCCAAGCAAGGACACAGACAAATCCCATTCTATTCCCAAGCTATTCCCAACAATAGAAGAAAAGAAAGAAGGGAAAAAAGAAATAATACCCCCTATATCCCCCACAGGATTCAACAACTTCTGGGAAGCCTACCCGAAGAAGGTAAGGATCCTGAAAGCGGAAGAGGCTTACAGGCAGATTCTGTTTGAGGACAGCAGCCTTGAAGAAAAGGATGTTGAGGTAGCGGCCTGTAATTACGCTGAAGCTGTAAGGATCATGGGAACAGAGGACAGATACATTCTGAACCCTGAGAATTTCCTGTTGAAAGGGGTGTATGCAGATTATCTGCCGGGGACGTATAAAAAGCCGCAGGGGATGCAGAGGGACAAGCCCTCAGGGCAGTTCAATCAGTTCATGCAGACTGATTATGATTTTGAAGCACTGGAAAAGGAGCTTCTTGGAGAGGGGGAAAGTAATGGACTGTAATTATCCCAAATGCACAGAGTGCACCTTATCAGATTGCGAGATGGAGGAAAAAGACATAGCAGCATTGCTTAAGCGCAGAAGGTGGGGAAGGAATCCGGAACTGTACAGGCAGAAGCAGAGGGACTACCGGAAGAGGATCAAAGACAATCTCCCGCATTGTGATGAATGTGATCTGTGCGTATTGGTGCAAAAAGAAAAGCAGGATGGCTGTCGTAGGTTGTGTGTTGAAGAAATGAGACTGATCGAGCAGAAAGTCTCAAACAGCCCACAATGGTGCAAAAAACGGCAGAAAGGATTTGACGGAAATGATAACAAAGAACAAGCAGGCGGCAATGGAGCAGTTTGTGAAACTCCGGGAACAGGGCTATACAGTGGAGCAAACTGCTAGAAAAACAGGGTACTCAGCGAAAACCGTACAAAATTACCTGATGGATGCCGGCGCAACCAGGAAGAAAAAGGACTTTGGCCAGTATAGAAGCGAAGTTATAAGGCTGTTCAAGGAAGGAAAGACCACGAGGGAGATTGCAAATGTTACAGGCCTGTCACGTTCCTGTGTGGGTGACAATCTCAGAGATATGGGGTTGTACCGGTATAAGAATGTCGGCTGCAGCAGGACGGTGGAAGACATGATGGATGAATATGCAAATTACAGAGGACCATTGGAGCCGCAGCCTGTCAGATACAAGGTAAGCAGGTACAGGATCGGCGGAAAACGATATGTGGACGATCTCACACCATATGTCCTGTATCCGTCAGAGAAAATCGAACTTGAATATTAAGTGAAAGGAGTGAGAGGTTTGCTGGCCAGCGTGAAAGAGCTCTTTACTCCTGAGAACAATGGAATCAGTACAAGAAAGAATGGAACGGCTGGGAACATATCAGAAGATGATTACTTTCATGGCGAAAGAAAAGCAGCCGTATGAGTTTAAAAGGAAATATGCACAGATTCGTGCAGAAGAATTTGCTACAGAATGCAATCGCCGAGGATTAAACTATCATGTTTCGGTTGGAGGATTGGACAGCATCGTTTTATATCTGTTTCTGCATGAGATATGTGACATAGATGCACCGGGAGTCAGTGCTTCGTATCTGGAAGATAAAAGTATCCAGAGGGTGCATAAAGCACTTGGAATTATCAATGTGCCACCGTTAAAGCGTGAGGATGGAACCTACTGGAGCAAAGCGAAGGTAATACAGGAGTTTGGTTTCCCGGTTATATCCAAAGAAGTGGCAGCAAAGATAGAACTGTTACAGAATCCATCAGAGAAGAATAAAACAGTGCGCCATGCCATTATTACGGGTGAGACAGGAGAATATGGTGGTTGGCAAAAGGACTCACGTATGAAGCTTAATCACCGATGGCTGAAATTGTTCGGTGGATATGAGAATGAAAATGAGGGATGTGATTTCCAAAAGCCTGACTTCTTAGTATCTTCCAAGTGTTGCTATTATCTCAAAGAAAAGAACTGTGATGATTGGGGAAAGGAGCACAACAGTGTGCCATATTTGGGCTTGATGGCATCTGAGGGCGGCAGGCGAGCCAAGAGTCTGCGCATGAATGGATGTAATTATTTTGGAGCGTCTACGATCAGATCAGCACCGTTTGCCATATATGGCAGGCAGGATATATTGACACTAGCACTAGAGATGGACGAGCTCTGGAAGCATGGATTGAAAGAAAAATACCATGATAAACTCTCGAAAGAGGGCAAAATAACAGGGCAGTTTGTAATGCCGGACAGCATCATACCGGAAATCTATGGAACTATAGAAAAACAGCCAGATGGGACATTATATACAACAAAGGCACAGCGTACTGGATGCAGTATGTGTGGGTTTGGAATCCATATGGAGAAACGTCCACACAGGTTTGATCTGTTGTATAAAGAAAATCCGAAAGAATGGGATTATCTGATGTTCCATATGTGCAAGGATGCAGATGGAAATGATTATGGCTGGGCGAAGGTACTTGATTATATCGGTGTTGGTTGGGATCCGGACACGATCGGTGGAAACTGTAAAGGGCAGATGAGGATAGAGGATTTTATAAAATAAGGTCTTTAGAATAAGCAGGAGGGCGGCCGGCAGTTGTGCTGACCATAGTGTTACTTGTTTGAGTGGTTGGAAGCTGATTCGCCATAGTATCCTCCATTTCTGTACAAAATGTACAAGAAGCAATAGTTAAAGTTGCAATGAGTTTAATGACTGCCAACCGAAGACCCTTCGCCCAAACGGTTTTACCCGCCTGCTTATCCTAAAGACAATTACATATTAAAACAAAGGGATACAAAAATCAAGAAAGGAGCCGAACCTCCGGCCGGGGTAACGATATATCGGGTTCCTTTTGAAAAATGACATATAAAGATTTTTTAGAGTCAAAAATAGAGCTTGCGCAGGACAGTGGATTTGTTGTGGATCCTGCGAAGATTAACAAAGCACTAAAACCACATCAGAGGGATGCGGTGATATGGGCACTGAAAGGCGGCAGGAGGGCACTTTTTGAATCTTTTGGTCTTGGAAAGACCATACAGGAGATTGAGTTTTGTCATCAGGCTGCAGATTACTATGGTGGTAGGGCACTGATTGTGTTGCCGCTGGGAGTAAAACAGGAGTTTACCCGGGATGCCGTGGAGATCCTTGGATATGAGAAGCCGAAGTATTGCCGAACAATGGAAGAAGTTGAGAAGAGCAAAAGCCAGATTGTATTGACCAATTATGAACGTGTTCGTGACGGGGATATCCGACCAGAGTATTTCACGGCAACCTCTCTGGATGAAGCAAGTGTCCTGCGGAGCTTTGGAAGTAAGACATATCAGACGTTCCTTGATAAATTTAAAAATGTTCCATATAAGCTGGTAGCAACAGCGACACCGTCACCAAACCGGTATAAAGAACTGATCCATTATGCCGGATATCTGGAGATAATGGATACCGGGCAGGCCCTTACAAGGTTTTTTCAGCGTGACAGCACCAAGGCAAACAACCTGACCCTGTACCCAAACATGGAAGATGAATTTTGGATGTGGGTGAGCAGTTGGGCATTGTTTGTAACAAGACCATCTGATCTTAACCCTGAGTATTCTGATGAGGGGTATGATCTGCCGCCATTGGATGTGAGGTGGATTGAAATTCCGGTACGTTATGGAGATACCGCAGATCGGGACGGGCAGATACAGCTGTTCCAGGAAGCGGCAGAAGGGTTAAAAGAAGCGGCAGCCGTTAAGCGTGATAGTATTGACCAGCGTGTGGCTGAAATGAAACGACTCGTAGAAGAATCGCCGGAAGACCATTTCCTGTTATGGCATGATTTGGAAAATGAACGGAATGCAATCAAGAAAGCCCTGCCTGAGGTAGTAGATATTTACGGATCTATGGATTATGACGAACGGGAGAAGCGTGTAATTGATTTTTCCAATGGTATGTGTCGGTTATTTGCTACCAAGAAATCACTGTCAGGATCCGGCTGTAATTTTCAAAGGTATTGCCATAAGGAGATCTTTTTAGGCATTGATTATGAATTTAATGATTTTATACAGGCAGTACACCGGTGTTACCGATTTTTGCAGAAAGAACCGGTTGTGATCTATATCATCTACATGGAGAATGAGCGGCAGATTAAGAAAGCATTGATTGAGAAATGGAAGAATCACAATCACATGGTCGCAAAGATGATCGAGATTGTAAAAAAGTATGGTTTGAACTCTAAAAATAAGGCAGAGCGGCTGGAAAGGAAGATGGGTGTGGAAGGAAGCAGAGAAGAAAGAACAGTAAGAGGAAACCATTATACAGCGGTCTATGGTGACTGTGTGGAAGAAACAAGGGAAATGGAAAGCAACAGTGTTGACCTGATCCATACCTCAATTCCGTTCGGAAATCATTATGAGTACAGTGCCAATTACAATGATTTCGGGCATAACCAGAATACAGACAGGTTCTTTGACCAGATGGACTTTCTGACACCGGAACTGCTCCGGATCCTGAAACCCGGAAGAGTGGCAGCAATCCATGTAAAAGACCGGGTGCTTTTTGGAAATACTACTGGTACAGGGATGCCTACTATAGAACCGTTCCATGCGCAGTGCATCAGCCATTATATGAAGCATGGATTTCAGTATTTTGGGATGATTACTGTTGTAACAGATGTGGTCAGGGAAAACAATCAGACATACAGGCTCGGGTGGTCAGAGCAGTGTAAGGATGGATCAAAGATGGGGGTAGGATGCCCGGAATATATTCTGCTTTTCCGAAAGCTGCCGACAGACAGATCTACGGCGTATGCAGATGATCCCGTTAAAAAGACAAAGGAAGAATATACCAGGGCACAATGGCAGATAGATGCGCATGGCTACTGGAGATCGTCAGGGGACAGGCTGGTTAGCAAAGAAGAACTGGAGAGTATATCCGTGGACAATCTGCAGGCGGTATACCGGAAGTATAGCAGAGGAAACGTCTACAATTATGAGGATCATGTAAAATTGGCCAAAGATCTGGACAAGGAAGGAAAACTGCCAGCGACTTTCATGGTTGTGGCGCCGGGGTCATGGAATCAGATGGAAGTCTGGGACGATATTAACCGAATGCGCACCCTTAATACCACACAGAGCCGTAGAAGGGCACAGATGCATGTGTGTCCGTTGCAGTTGGATATCGTAGAGCGGATCATCAACAGATACAGTAATGAGGGTGACACAGTCTATGATCCTTTTGGTGGTCTGATGACGGTGCCTATGACGGCGGTTAAGATGCACCGATATGGGAAAGGCTGTGAACTGAATCCGGATTACTTCCGGGATGGTGTGGGTTATCTGCAGGCAGCAGAGAATGAGATTGATGAGCCTACGTTGTTTGATTTCATGCCGGAGGTGCTGCCGTGATCCAGTGCGAGGGGCATAAAGCCCCAGCACTTACCACAAAATCCCGTCTAACAGACTTTCTAGGACATCTGTTATGGCACAACCGCAGCACTGATTGAAAATCCATAATAGTAGATGGATTGTACCAAACAACAGAGGATGTCTGTTTACATAGTAATAAATTTTGTGAATCATCATATCGACTTTGATCAGCATATAGGTTCCTCCTGAAAAAATGGTTAATAGTTCCAGGAGTCATATGTAAAAGGAAAGTAAAAAACGTATATAAAAATGCCTAATATCATTAAAATTTTAGAAATTTGGAGGAAAAACATGGAGAATAGATTTTTATGTCGTGGAAAGCGGAAAGAAGAATATTGCAAGGCGGTTGATGATTTTGCAGAATCGGTCAAAAATTTAATCGCAGATTCGTCTGTAATCAGGTTTAAAGACATTGATGAGATAGCAGAACAGTTAAAGGTAGGTGATGGAGAATGACAGAGCAGGAAGCAATAGCAATCATAAAGAAAAATTATCCAAAATGCTGCAAAATGGTAAACGGAAGATACAATGGCGGTTTCGACAACACTGATTGCGAATTAGGGCAGGCATTCAACATTGCAATCAAGGCACTGGAAGATGTACAGCAGTACCGTGAAATCGGAAAAGTAAGTACCTGCCGGGATGCCGTAGATATCTGTAGAGCCATGATCGAGCGCGGGATTGAGCCTGAGAACGTAGAAGCCTACATAGTTTTTGAAGATGCGTGTGTGAAGAAAGGCTTTACAATCAAGGGACTGCTGGAAGCTGGGGAGAAGCAGGTGGCGAAGAAGCCGGAATCCATATGAGTCATCAGATAACGCTTGAAGAACTGGGCATGATACCTCCAACACTAGAGCCGCCTAAGAAAGTCGTAAGTACCGCCGTAATGCCGTGCTTTGATTGTATCTGCAACCACTGTGCCAACTGTACCAATTGCTGGGATCACTGTACTGGGGAAATGGATGAGCCGTGTTATGCGTGTGAGGACTGTCTGAACTATGAAGGGAAAGGTAAGGATATGTGGAAGTGCGAGTGTGAACGGTATAAGATTACAAAGCAGTATGCAGAAAAGAAAAGAAAAAAATTTCAGATAGTGGAGTGAAAATAAGAGATGAATGAAAATTATTACAAGAATATGCCGGAAGACTTCCGGAAAGAGGTAGCGGTAATCAAGGAGTACTGCCAGAATGAAGAATGTGCAGCAGACGGAGAGTGTGACGACTGTCCGTATCCGTTAAGCATGATACGGTGTGGGGATCATTTAAAGGAAGTAAATTAAAGTTTAGGAGGAAATCAAATGGAAAGATTAACGGAACGGACAGCAATCGGAGTTTTGGTAAAAGAAGATTACGGAGAAAAAGCGGTAAAAACTTTGTATTCATGTAATGGCGGAAAACCAAATCCGCATTATACGAATTGCGATGAGGGCTATTGTGCGATGGAGAAACTTGCTGCCTACGAAGATGCTGAGGAGCAGGGATTGCTCCTGCGGTTGCCACGCAAGGTAGGAGATACTTTGTATCGGGTAAATAAAGGAGCGAAAGAGCCAGTTATTATGATGCGCGTTATCCAGTTATATATCAAGCAGATTCATAAAGACAGAACTGTTATGAGAATTGATGCTATAAATGACGCTGATATGGGTGAGAGTTGCTATTTACCGTGCGACATTGGCGAAAGGATATTCCTTACCAGAGAGGAAGCCGAAGCCAAGCTGAAAGAAATAAGTTGTTTCCAAAACGGAAATAGCTGAAAGGAGTAACCATGACGGAGAATGAAGCGGTAAAGTATATGCGGATTGAAAAAGAGTGTATCAACAGAGATTGCGACAGGAACTGTGCAAAATGCGATATTGTACAGGAGGTAGATAATCTGAATAGCGCTTATGATGCTGCAATCAAAGCCTTGGAAGAGGTACAGCAGTACCAGGCAATCGGTACACATGAAGAATGCCAGACAGCAATGGAACTCTACAAGGAAATGCACACGCGAAAATTTACACTTGAAACCGTGGAAGAGTACATGAAGTTTAAGGACGAATGCGTAAGAAAGAATTTTACTTTTAAGAGCTTGCTTGAATCGAGAGAAAAGCAAACACCAAAGAAGCCAGATCTTGAGGGTGACGGATACGGAGATGATGGGGTTCTTATTTACGATACTTGGATTTGCCCATGCTGTGGAAAACGCTATGAGATTGATTATGAAGAATATGATTACTGTCCGAATTGCGGACAGGCAATAGATTGGAGTGCAAGAAATGAAGATACTGATTGATATTCCAGAGGATTTGATAGAAATTGTGAAAGGACGGTGGAATAGATGTTGACACAAAAGGATATTCATAATTTTTTGGTGGAACATATGTCAGTGCAAGAGAAAATAGATATTTCAATGAGATGTGGCAATGATCCCAAGAAGATAGAAAAGTCAGAGAAAACTGTAGCGGAATTATGCAATATGATCTGCGGTGATGGCCTAGAGTATTTGAACAAAAGGATATAATAACAAAACGTCCTGCCGGGACGAATTCACAACAGAACGTTTGTTTGGGATAAACAAATAATACCATGACAGGAAATATATGTCAATGGTCTGTTACATAAAAATTGCGGTACAGCTACCGACCAAAGCAACCTGTACCGCATCACGTCTAAGGATATTATAGCAGAACCGCTGTCCTTAGGCAAGAGAATGTGGAGGAATGCCCTATGACAGCAAAAGAAAAGGTAAAGAATGATGTATTACTGAGCATGGAAAGCCATGTGGACAGGCAGACGCTTGACCTCTTGGAGAGAGTGTTGAACCGGATCCTTTCAGGTGTAGATGTCTCGGAAATCGAGACTTTGCCTGCAACAATAGATGACAGCAATGCCTATGTCTGGAAGCTGTTCATGCTGCGGAAAGCACCAAAGCTGTCAGAAAGGACTGTTCAGCGGTATGGGGATGTTTTAAAGCATTTCACAGAGTATTGTAACAAGCCATTCATGAAAGTGACCAGCATGGACGTAGAGGTATATCTGTCTGCAATCAGCAGGGATAACAGTGAGACATCCCTGGATGGCCAGCGCAGGTGCCTGTCAGCATTCTTTACCTGGATGAGAAAGTCACATCTTATCACAGAGAATCCTTGTGATGAGATCGAGCCATACAAGATCGTTGAGAAGCCTATAGACCATATGCAGCCGGAAGAGGTTGAGCAGCTTAAGACCGGTTGCAGAACCAAGAGGGACAGGGCAATGATTGAATTTCTCAGATCCACTGCTGTCAGGGTAGGAGAAGCTGCACAGATCAGGATATGTGATATTGACTGGAGAACAGGGGAGGTATCCGTATACGGTGAGAAATCCCGGAGATACAGGACAGCCTTTCTTGACAGTGTAGCACTTAAATTCATGACTGATTACGTCATGGAGCGTGGGATCCCGTTCAACAGCAAAGAAGCAATTTTTACCCAGGATCGGGGTAACCGGCATAAAGGACTTGAAAGGGCAAGCATCCGGGCAGCAGTCTATGGGATCCGGGACAGGGCACATATGGAGCGGCGGGTATATCCGCACCTGTTCCGGAAGACTACCGCAACCAATATCACCAAGAGAGGCGGCTCCGTGCATGATGCCGGAGAGTATATTGGCCATAAGGACAACAGTACGGCTGCAAGGTTCTATACCTTTGTGGGGAAGGATCATACAGAAGAGATTTTTAAAAAGTATGTGGCTATTGTGTGATATAGAAGATGAAGATATAATCATAATATCAATGACATGGAGGAAATTATATGTTAAAAACGTTACAAGTGTTGTGTGGTAATGGGCTGATAGTTGGAATTATTAGTGGAATAATTAGCAGTATTATAGTGACACAGGGATATAGAATGCTGGATAAAAAGAGAGAACGTTTTCTTTATTTAAACAGAATTTATATTTATATAAAAGGATTGCGTTCAAAGTTATCGTTGTATGAAAATGGAGAAATCAGCGATGAATATATAGTGAATATATACAATTATTTAGTGCAAACAGAATTACCCAAAAAAGAGTCGTGGGTTCGGCTTCATTCTAAAGAGAAAAAAGTAACAAACGATTTTAAAAAGTTGTTCGAAAATACTCAAAGAAAAGTGTATGAATGCAAATTTGATATAGATAGCATCAAATCAGGGAAAGACGATCTGCGGAGCAGTGTAGACAAGTTGAAAAATGAAGTGATAATATATGCGATGGAAGCATTTAGAATAGAAACAGAACTTGTGAGTATTGTACGTGAATACTACAAATATTGATTGTTTTTATGGAACATATGTTGCAAGTAGAACAAATAACAGGTATAATTTAATTATATATTGAGCCGTACGGTAATTGGATCGTATGAAGGACTAATTGGAGTCAGGTATCTTCGGATACTTGGCTCCTTTTTTCGTATTGGGGAAGAGATGTACAAAGCACATAGAAATTATGAAAACATACAGAGAGCCATATTTGAGGGCATTGGACAGTATCAGATACCGGAGATAATGTCGGTGGAATATGACGGATGTGACTGGATCGGGTTTAACTATGCCAATGGGGTAAAGGACAGGGAGAAGAAAGGAGTACATTTCTTTCTGGATGATTACCAGTTTATCAGACTGTGGGCGGATCCAGACAGATATATTGGTATGCTGCAACAGTATGCCTATGTAATGTCACCGGACTTCTCCATGTACACGGACTTTCCTAAGGCGCTACAGATCTATAACCATTATCGGAAACATTGGCTTGCAGCGTACTGGCAGGAGCATGGGATCCGGGTTATTCCTACAATCTGTTGGAGTGATAAGGATTCCTTTGAGTGGTGCTTTGATGGAGAACCTACACACGGAGTAGTAGCGATATCATCTGTGGGTACGCAGAACAGTAAGGAGAGAAAGCAGAGGTTCCTTGACGGATATATGGAAATGGTGGACAGGTTGCAGCCTACACAGATTATCTTCTACGGTAAGGTGCCAGAAGAGTGTAAGGGCAATATTGTAAGGATTAAAGCATTTAGTGATAAATTTCATGAGGCGGAGGTAGCACAATGGTAATGAATTTGCAGTATTTTGGCGGACGTGGAGCAAGTAGCGGTATAGGGAATGGTAATATTATAGCATTTGGCAAAAAGGCAGACACTGAAAAGTCCTCTGGGTGGGATTATAGAGGAGAAGCAGAAAGAGTGGACAAGCTGATTAAGAATGCGAATGAAGCCAAAAGCGTCAGGCAGATCAGCAGGGCAGCATTATCTCTGATGAAAGAGGATGAGCATATTTCTACATTGATGCGGGAGGCAGAAACTGATGGTGGAGATGTAAATGCATTGCTGACTCTCAGAAGAAAGATAAGACAGCAAAGGAAAAAGACAAGGTTTTAAGGAGAAGGTATAAATGGGCGGCAGAGGAGCCAGTAGCGGCATAAGTGAAAAGGGGAAGCCATACGGGAGCCAATATAAGACTGTATTGAGCAGTGGAAATATAAAATTTGTGAAAGCTAAGACCGATCATCCGGAAAGCCTGTTTGAAACACAGACCAATGGAAGGATATATGTCACTGTTGGAGGAAACGATCTGCTACGTATTACTTATTATGATACGGAGAATAAGAGAACAAAGCAAATAGATATGGACCATAGCCATGTGAAGATGATACCTCATACGCATCATGGGTATTATCACAAGGAGAATGACGGGAAGAAAGGGGCAACCGGCCTTTCTGTTAAAGAGAAAGCTATGGTGGAAAGAGTAAAACGGATATGGTATAATCATTTTAAGCAAAAGTAGTATAGCCTGTGAGTACACCTTGATAGAGGAGGCTCCGGTTGAAATCCGGACGATTGCTTAAGAGATACCATATCCACAAAGGATGCGGTATCTTTTTTTATTGTAATGGAGCGCATATGAATCTAAATGGCAGAATGAAAAAACTTCAGACGGCGATAGTCAAGACTGGACTGGTGGTAAAAGTGAACTCTAACCAGTTTTATTCTGCTGATCAGAAAAGAATGATCACATCTTATATCATAAAGACACCAGTCACTTATTATTCAGAGAAACAAGGAGAATGGAAAACAAAGGATTATGAGATATTAAGGAGCTGTTCCATGCCAGAGGTAATATTCTGCCTGCTGGATATCTATAAGGCGGTGATCTCATGAGTATAGAGAAGCTTACATTGAAACAGAAGGTATTTGCAGAGGAATATGTAAAGAATGGCGGAAAGGGCACTGAGGCGGCAAGAAAGGCAGGATATAAAAGCCCTCGTGTGCAATCAGCACAGAACTTAATCAAGCCTGCTGTATCGAAATATATAGCGGAACTGCAGGCCACCATAGACAAAGCCAATGGAAGGGATATAGCGACCCTTGCAGATATTCAGGCATTCCGTGCCAGGGTAATGAAGGGTGAAGAAAAAGATGCTTTTGGTATGGATGCTGCCCTTGCTGACAGGCTCAAGGCGGCAAATGATCTGGAAAAGGCATTGAAGATCAAGGAAGCACAGGAGGAACAGAAGAAAAGGGAAGAAGAAGCGAGAAATGCTGCAGAATATCATACGGATCTCGACAGTATCGCAGATACCTTTCATTCAGTAATTCGTGATATCAGGCAGAAGAAACACCGGGAATATGTTTTCAGAGGTGGAAGAGGATCCACAAAGTCATCCTGTGCCACCATGATCCCGTATGAGCTGATGCTGAATAATCCGGATATTCATTGCCTTGTATTAAGACAGGTAGCCAATACTCTGAGAGATTCCGTATATGCGCAGTTCCAGTGGTCGTGTGATGAACAGAGTAAGAATCCTATGTTTATCCGTGAAAACTGGGATTTTAAACTGTCACCGCTTGAAATAACTTATAAACCAACCGGTCAGAAGATCTATTTCCGGGGTGCAGATGATCCGGGCAAGATCAAGTCAATTAAAGTACCGTTTGGTCATATTGGGATCCTTATCTTTGAGGAGCTTGACCAGTTTGGCGGTGAAGAACCGGTCAGAAAGATAGAACAGTCGGCAATCCGAGGCGGTGATGATGCCTGGATCTTTAAGATGTTCAATCCTCCGATCAGCAAGAATAACTGGGCGAATGTGTACGCAGACAAGCCAAAGGAAAGTATGCTGGTGCACAGTTCAACCTATCTGGATGTACCGCCGGAGTGGCTTGGAAAACCTTTTATTGAAGAAGCAGAGCATTTGAAAAAGGTCAATCCGGATGCTTACGACCATGAATATGGTGGTCTGCCGATTGGAATAGGCACAGAGATATTCAAATTCCTGGAGATCAGGACTATTACTGATGAAGAGATTGCGAGACAGGAGAGAATTTATCAGGGGCAGGACTGGGGATGGGATCCTGATCCAAAAGCCTTTGTCAGATGTTCCTATAGCCACGCAACAGAGACAATCATGTTGCTGGATGAAATGGGAGGAACCTGTATCAGAACCAGGGACATGGCACAGCAGATCAAGGACAAGGGATATGATGATTATGAGGTGCGTTGTGGTGCTGATGAACAGGAACATATCAATGATTTCAGAGATGCAGGCCTTATGGCACGACAGGCAGAAGTAGGTCCCGGAAGCGTGAAGAGAACCTTTGAATGGCTGCAGTGCCGTAAGATTGTAATAGATCCTGCAAGGACTCCAATGGCGCATAAGGAATTTACAAACTATGAACATGATGTTGATAAAAATGGTCAGCCTATAGACGGATATCCAGATCATGATAACCACTGGATTGATGCTGTGAGATATGCGACCAGTCCGTTGTCAATGAGAAGAGGAGAAAGCGCATAATGGGAATTATAAAAATGATAAAAGGATGGTGGAACAGTATGTTTGAAAAGAATGTGAAAACAGCATTTGGGGTTACTCCGATTACTTCACAGCTCATGGATATTTCTGTATTAAAATGGATGAATATCTATTATGGAAAACCGGAATGGGTTGATCCTGATAACAGAATCAAAACAATCAATTTTGCCAAGGCCGTATGCTCAGAGACGGCCAGACTTACCAATCTTGCTATTGCAATAGAATTGGATGGAGGGGCAAGAGCAGAATTCCTCAAGAAGCATATTGATAAAGCCATTATGCCACATTTGAGAGAATGGGTGGAGTATGGGTGTGCTGCCGGTACAGTGATCATCAAACCCAATGGTGAGGGAGCCGACCTTGTAACACCGGATCGATTCTGGGTCATTGATATGGATGGAAACAGGAATATATCTGGTATTGTATTTCAGGATTCTTACCAGAGTGAAAAGGAATATTATACAAAACTGGAGTATCACAGATATTTAGATGCAGAAGTATCCATGCAGGGGGAAACTAAGCGGACACGGTATTATATGATCTCGAATAAAACATATAAAAGTGAAAACCCGGACAGCCTTGGTAAAGAATGCAAAATGAAGGATACGAAGTGGGCGAATCTGAGACCGGAAGTCACAATAGTCAAGCAGAATGGTGATACTGTGGATTCCATGCTGTTCGGTGTATTCAGAATGCCGGCAGCAAATAATATTGACCTGAATAGTCCACTTGGTATGGCGGTATTTGCGGATGCAAAGGAAGAAATGAAAGACCTTGATATTGCGTACAGCCGTTATACAGGGGAGATTTATGACAGTGAGACCATAGAGCTTGTGGATGATCGTTTAATTGTCCAGTCAGGTCAAAAGGTAGGAACGCAGGCTGATATTGTTTTACCACATCATGTACATAATGTGTACGGTAAAGGACCGGAAAATTTTTATCAGGCAATAGAAAGGCCGCTTCATTCAGATATGCGTATTACTGGTATGAATAATCTGCTTTCCCTTATTGGGTATAAATGTGGCTACAGCAATGGTTACTTTGTATTTGATGAAAAGACAGGTATGGTTACAGCAACACAGGTAGAAGCGGACGACAGAAGGACGATCCAGTTGATCAAAGATGTCAGAGACTGCCTGCAGAATGCAATAGATCAGTATCTCTATGCGGAATCAGTATTTGCAGATCTGTATCAGATGGCACCTGTTGGAGAATATGAGGTCAATTACTCATTTGGCGATATTACCTATAATTTTGAAGAGGACAGGCAGCATCATTACAACCTTGCGACCATCGGAAAATATCCTTGGGAAGAGTATTATGTGGAATATCTCAAATATTCCAGGGAGGATGCAAGGAGACTTTTGGCACTGGCTGCAAAGGAAAATCAGGATGCCGGACTTTTGGAGGATAATGAATGATAGGGAAGAACTTCTTCCGGAAGCAGCTTGGGAAGCTAAAGGTTAAGAAAAAGGGAAGCGGATACTCAATAGAGCTGTCTTTAGAAAGCCTTGGGAAAAAGTTGGATATAGCACAAGATGCTCTTGATGCTCATGTATGGAACGATATACAGAAGTATATGCCAATGGATACAGGAGCACTGATTGCAGAGACGGATGCACTGAATAAGTCAACTAGGGGAGAGGTGTATTTATATCCCCCTGACAGTGATTATGGACATTATCAGTATGAGGGTGTTAAGTATGTGGATCCGGATTATGGAATCGGAGCATTTTATAGCCCTGAGTATGGATATTGGAGCAGACCGGGAGTACAGAAAGTACCGTCTGAGGAGCCTTTATTTTATGGCAGAGAAGATGCAGAAGCACATTGGGATGAAGCAGCTTATCAGGATTGTATCAAGAACTGGGTAAAGGTAGCAAAGAGGGCAGTGAGAGGGTAAGGAATGTTAACACCGGAGTTTTTACTACGCATAGTAGAAGCAACAGAGGAAAAAACAGCAGAACTGAATAACTATGTGACTGAGCGGATAGCCAAGAGGATTATGTCTCTTTTTTCCAAGAAAGGAAAGGTGGAACTGATTCCTTCTTCTGTACTGGATGCAAGAAAGGCAAAGGAAACAGGGAAACTGACCGAGGAAGTGAGCCAGATTGTTGAAGAAAAACTGCCTGAAATAAAGTCAGAGGTTAAAAAGGCATTTGTAAAGGCTGCCAATCAGATCGATGCTGATAACAGGCTGTTTACTCAGAAGGTAGTACAGGTGGAACTGGATAATGGTGTCATACAGGACATAGAGTTGCCGGAGTTATCCGATTATGAAAAGAGTGGTATCCCTAAAAAAATAAAGGATCTGAACCTTACGCAGAAGGAAGTAAGGCTATTGGAAAGGGCTTATCGTGTGACCAATGGGACATTGAACAATCTTACCCGCACAACGGCACTTGCAAGCCAGCGCACCTTTATATCTGCAGTAGATAAGGCATATTGGAAAGCAACTCACGGAGTGAGTATACATACAGCTATAGCCGAGGCTGTTGAAGAGTGTGCAAAGGAAGGAGCATATGTTCTGTATCCTACTGGTCATAGAGACAGAATAGAGGTAGCAGTTGCCAGAGCGGTAAGAACAGGTATCAATCAGGCGGCTGGAGATATCACTTTGACAAGATGCGCAGAAATGGGTGTAAATGCGGTGATAGTGTCAAGCCATGCCGGGGCAAGGTATACAGATAAGGACGAACCGGCCAATCATATGTCATGGCAGGGCAAAGTATATTCCATTGACTGGAAGAGTCCGGCATTATCACAATATGAGGTGACTGAGGAAGAAAGGGAAGAGAATAAAGGGATATTTAAGTTTCTTGACCGGATCAGGATATTTCTGAATCGTCATCAGGAGAAAACAGCTGGTGATTTTATTGCTGTAACTGGGTATGGAACAGGTGAAGGGCTGTGTGGGTGGAATTGTAGGCATAGTTTTGGACCCTATTACAAAGGAATCAGTGTAAATGACAATAAGCCGTATGATTCCGAGGAGGATAAGCGGAAATATGATCTTGAACAGGAACAGAGAGCGAAGGAAAGGAAGATCCGGGAACTGACGAGGAAAAGAAACGTATGCAGGCATTCTATGAAGGAGAGTGAGGATGATGTGCTGGCGGATGAGTTTAAAGAGAAATACCAAAAGATACAGAAGAACCTTGACAGTGCCAGGGACAGTTATGAGGACTTTTGCCAGAAGAACAATTTAAAGACACGGCGGGAGAGGTTAAAAGTTTATCAAAAATAGAGTTGCTATGTGTAATAACCCATGTTATTATATTTATGTAGGGAACAAATGTTTTGATCATATAGGTGGTTAAGTTGAGTGATGAAAAGATCCTTACAACGATCAAAGCTATCTTGAAGAGAGGAAACAATGCTGAGATAAGGAAAAAAACAGACGGAACGATCGTTGTATATGAAGTGAAAAAGAATATTGTCTCTAAGTAAATTGGTACTTAGATAGAGCTAATTGGAGCTGATTTGTAAGGAAACTTACAGGTCAGCTCCTTTTTGTTTAGCACCGTATATCAGTGGTAGATTATCAGAAACCTTCGTCTGAGTGTCACAGGTTCGATTCCTGTCGGTGCTATTGCCAGCTGTGGATAAAACAGCACCATTTCGTGCCGGGCTGACCGGATTAACAACTTTTAAGAAAGGGAGTAACTATGAACATTATTGAAAAACTGAAACAGCTTGGTGTGGAAGCCACACCGGAGATTGAGAAAGCACTTGCCGGAGATTATCTTTCTGATCTGGAAGTAGAAAAGAAGATTAAAAAGATCGAGATGGAAAGAGATGACTGGAAGAAAAAGGCGGAGGATGCAGAAACAACCTTAAAGGGATTTGAGGGAAAGGACTTTGACAGTATCCAGAGAGAAAGAGATGACTGGAAAAAGCGTGCAGAGGACGCAGAGGCTGATTTCAAGAAACAGATGGAAGAAAGGGATTATGCAGACGCTGTTGATAAGCATGTGGCAGACATTAATTTCACATCTGAAAGCGCCAAGAAAGCCTATGTTGCTGAACTGAAAGCCGCTGGTCTTAAGATCAAGGACGGTAAAATCTTTGGACTTCAGGAATTTTTGGATGAATATTCCAAGAATGATCCTGACGCTATCGTATCAGAGGAGCAGCAGAGAGCAAACTGGAACAAAGCCGTATTTACAACCAGAATGGGGAATCCCCCGAAACCTGGTACAAAGCTTGGCATGAGTGAACTGATGAAGATGAAGAATGAAAATCCCGGCCTTGACATCACACAGTATATGTAATGAGGAGGAAAGAACATGTTATTTGATTCCAAAAATTTCAACGGGGAAGTATTCGCAGCATATGTGGATAGAGTACCTAATCTGAAAAGAAATGAGCTCCTTAAGAGCGGAGCAATCGTAGAAAAGAAGCAGTATGCGGCAATGCTGCCGGATCAGGTCGGTGGTAACTATATCACCACACCAATCAAGGCAAGAATCGGTGGAAATGCGTCCAACTATGACGGAAACACAGATATCGGGTCAACCAGCAGGAAGACATACACACAGGGAAGAGTTGTAGTCGGCCGTGCAAATGGCTGGACAGAGAAAGACTTTTCCAGTGACATCACAGGGGAAGATTTCCTGCCTGCAGCAGAAGAAGTGGCCGAGTACTGGGATGATATCGATCAGGCTACCTTACTGGCAACATTGAAAGGTATTTTTGCTATGACAGGAGCAGAAAACCTGAAGTTTGTCAATGGGCATACCTATGATATCAGCAATGAGGTGGATAACACATTTGATGTAACTACGCTGAATACCGGGATCCAGAAAGCTCTTGGTGATAACAAAGATAAGTTTAAACTTGCTGTTATGCATTCTGCAGTGGCTACCAATGTCGAGAATAAGAATCTTATCGCTCACCTGAAGTTTACAGATAAGGATGGCGTGGAAAGAGATCTTACACTGTACACCATTAATGGCAGACTGTGCCTTGTGGATGATGATATGCCAACAGAAGAGGCTGCAGAGAAGTATATTAAGGCATCCGCCCATGCAGAAAATGCACTCAAGGTTGTTGCTGATAATACAGAGAGCCTTGGAACCAATGAGATTAAGATCTCATCTGTAACACCTAAGGATAAGGACTATACTCCTGTTGCTGGTGATTATGTAGTATATCTGCCTGCCGGTACCGTATACACCACTTATGTAATGGGTGAAGGTGCTATCGAGTATACCAACTGTGGAGCAAAGAAGCCTTACTCCATGAGTGCTGATGAAAAGACCAACGGTGGTCAGGAGACTATGTGGAGCAGACAGAGAAAGATCTTCTCTCCTTATGGCATTTCCTTTAAGCAGCCGAGCTTCATTTCACCTACAGATGAACAGCTGGCAACCGGATCCAACTGGGAACTGGCAAACAGTAACGAATCAAGCGGAAAGGAATATTTCCCTCATAAGGCTATTCCAATCGCAAGAATTAAGACAAGAGGATAAGGAGATAAGAGGGAATGGTAGAATTCGAATTTTATGAAAAAACATATTTCGGGGATATCATTCCCTCTGACTCTTTTCTCAAAATGGAGAGCCGTGCTGTTGATGAACTTAAGCTGATGACATTGGGGAAGATCACAGGAGAGACGGAATGTGAGAAAAAAGCAATCTGCGCTGTGGCTGAGCAACTTTATCTGATTGAGCAGGAAAGAAACAGAACCGGTACTGATGCAGAGGGAAAAGGGAAGATTATCAAGTCGAAGACATCCGGTGATGAGTCCATATCCTATGATATTCAGAAGAGTGCAGCACAGGAAGCACTTACGAGCCATCAGGCAAGGGAGGAGTTGTTGTATTCTGTGGCACGGGTATATCTGACAGGAACAGGGCTTCTATATTGGGGGATTTAGAGGAGGTTATATGGGAATCGGATATGTGGATTCTATAGTGTTATACAACAGATATGTGGATCCTGATTCTGAAAAAGAATATTATTTCGGGACACAGTTTGAAGGTGTCAGGGTTGAAATGACACAGGGCGCAAATATTCAGAAAAGTGGGATAGACAGTGCAGATTCCTGTAAAGCAAAGATCCCAAATGATGGATCACTGCCAAAGCCTTATATGAGCCCGGAAGTGTGGAGCAGATCAGAAGAAAAGACAGGCAGCTTTACGGTTAATACGGAAGGCTGTGACTTCTTTGTGGTTACCGGGAAAGCAGAACTTGGTATAGCGATTCAGCTGCCGGATGAAATGATTGACAGTGATCAGTATGATGGCGGATTTTTCCAGTACATAAAGGAAACATATGGCCATGCCTATAAGATAACTACTCTGAATGTTTATAATCTGATTCCCCGGTTTGAAGTAGGAGGTAAGTGATGGAAGCAGAGAAAGTGGAACAGCTTGACCCGGTAGAATATGAGCTGATTGGCAAGGCATTATACGAACTGATGAAGAACTGTCCTTACATACCAGATAAGACAGAACTGGGATATCAGGTGAGAACAAAAGGGAAGTCATTATCCCTCGTAACAACGGGATCAACGGTAAAGGACAGAGATATACTTGATGGCTTTACTGCAGAAGTCAGGTTCCAGATTGCATATAAAAGCTTTCCAAGTACAAATGTGCAGAGGATCAATGCACAGGCTGTTCTGGATAAGATCATTCAGTGGTTTACAGAAATTAAGAAGTATCCGGATCTTACAGAGAACAGGAAGATAACAAATATATCTGCTGCAGCAAGTATTCCTTTTGTGGACAAGGCTGATGCAGACGGAAATGTGGTTTTTGCAGCAAATGCTGTGATGGAATATAAGAAAAAAGGAGAGTAAAGGATGAAGAGAAGTAAATTAAGGCATTTTGTTGATATCAAAATGGATCCCACCTATGCTGCTTCAGAGTACCACCTTCTCGGAGAAGGTATCTCATCTCTGACAGAAGAGTTTAATGCAGAAGAGGAAAGTAACCAGTGGATCAATCAGGAATCCGGGACTACCGATATCAAGAGCTATACACCTTCTGTTGAGGTGGAGCGCCAGAATGTAGATCAGGAGGATTCTGATCTGACTGACTGGTTCAACAAGATGATCGATACCTTACCAACAGGAAAAGATGCATCAACATCTTATATCAGAGTAAGGATCACAGGAGATGGTCCTACCTATCCTGCAATTTTACAGCCCTGTACAGTGACTGTTGGAAGTACCGGCGGTGATGCAGGAGCAAATGTAACCGACACAATTACCCTTGGCGGACGTGGTGACAAGGTTGAAGGAACCTTCAATGCCACAACCAAGACATTTACTCCAAAAGAGTAGTAACTACAGGTATTAAGGCAACTTAATATATCTGGGGTGTGTACCTTTCTCTCATGCCCCAGATTTGAGAAAGGATGTTAAGTATGGAAAAACTTAAAATTGATAGTGGAATAAAGAAAATTGAGGTTAATGATAACGGAGAATACATCACTGTGAATCTCAGTGACAATAAATTCTTTGAGAATTTTAATAATTTTGTCAGCTGGATGAATGCAAAGCAGGAATCTGTCAGTGCACAGGAAAAGGCTATTCAGGAGAAATATGCAGATCAGGATACCAAAGGTATCAATTTTAATCTTATTGCAGAAACGACAGCTTTGTACAAAGAAATTTGTGATGATGCATCCAGGCAGCTTGATGGTATGTTTGGCAGTGATTGCATGAAAAAGGTATATCCGGATGTAGAATCTCCAGGATTTGAACTGATTATAGGCTTCCTGGATGAGATTACTCCGCTTCTTAAGAAGTTCGCAGCAGAAAGAAATCAGGTAATCAACACGAAGTATAATCGTAACAGAAAAGGGGCAAGGAGTCGGTAGAAATGTTCAATGTGTTATTGGATAAACTCCCTACGGAATATGAAGGGTTTCCAATAGATTCTGACTTCCAGACAGGGATCCAGCTGTGGCAGATTCTGGAGGATGAAACACTTTCAGAATATGAGCGGGTTAATATGTGCCTGTCACTGCTGTTCCTTGATCAGGATGATAATGGAAATCCTGTTGATCTTCCTGATTTTGATGTGGCGTGCAAAGGGTTGCAGTGGTTCCTGTCTGAATGGTTTAAGGATCGTACAGACAATACAGATCATACGAAGATAACTGATTATGACATCGATCAGTGGAGGATTTATTCCGCATTTCGAGCGCAGTATGGAATTAATCTGAATACGGAAAAGCTGCATTTCTGGGAATTTATGGGGCTTCTGAATACGCTGGATGATTGTGCATTTACCAGAGTTGCAGATATCAGACAAAGGAAATTTTCCCCTGGTATGAAGACGGAGGAAAGAAAAGCCCTGATAAAGCTGAAAGCAAAATATTCTCTGACCGGCGAAGAAGAGATGTCGGAAGAGGATCAGGAAGCTATAGATACCTTTATGGAATATGTGAAGAGTGGAAAGTAACCGGTAGCAGAGAGGATGCTATCGCTGACCTGAAATAGATACGGGTGGTTTTTTTTATGGGTAATTATGACGGATCTATCAAAATGAATACGGAGATCGAAACAAAGGATCTGAACAGTCAGATGCTTTCTGTTGCCAATGCGATCAAAAGGTCAGAGACAGAAATTACCCGTTTGAATGCCCGTATGGATGAACTGGCAAATAAAAAGATCCCAACCTCTGAGTATGCAAAACTGCAGAAGGAACTTGAAACTACTCAGAGTAAATTTGAACAGGTAGCACAGGAAGTTGCAGACTTTGAAAAAATCGGAGCAGATAAGAGATTTACCCCGTTCAGAATGGCGAGAGATGAAGCGCAGGAACTGCGGATGAAGATAGAAGAAATTCGTGGTTCCATGTTTGAACTTGAGGAGAATGGCAGGGCTTTTTCATCAGGTATGAATACTGAGGAATATTCCAAGGCCGCTTCCAAGGTTGAACGCTTGACAGATGATATTGAGGTCGGCAAAAAGCGGCTGTCTGAAATGCAGGAAAAACAGAAGCCCGTGACAGAAGAGTTTTCTCGTATGAGGAAAGTGACCGGGAAGATTGCAGCTGTTCTGAATACTGTTTCGAATACTGGGAAAAAGGCTTTCCGTGCACTGGGAAATGTGGCAAAAAAGGCTTTTTCTGTTGTTACAAGTGGGGCAAAGCATGGCAGTGGAATGCTGTCTACATTTACAAGCCGTTTGAAGGGGCTGGCTCTTTCATTATTCGTGTTTAATTGGCTGTCTAAGGGATTTAATGCCATGATATCCGGAATGAAAAGCGGATTTACCAATTTTGCAGCCTATTCCAGCAGTTTTTCTGAAAGTGTACAGGGAATGAAAAATGCGCTCAGTACACTGGGAAACCAATTGGCGGCAGCCTTTGCACCAATCGTACAGATGGTGATTCCGTGGCTGTCACAGCTGATCAGTGCGATCTCAACGGCAATGACCTATGTGGCGCAGTTCATTGCCGTGATTGGCGGAAGTAGTACTTTTACGAGAGCCAAGAAGGTACAGGATGGCTATAACAAATCATTGAATGATACGGCTTCTGCAGCAAAGAAAGCCAGCGGAGCTCTGGCAAAGTTCGATGATCTAGATGTCCTTGCAAAGAAGGATACAGGTGCGGGTGCAGGAGCTGCTGGCGGCGCCGGAAACTTGTTTGAAGAGGTACCGGTTGACAACAGATTTAAAGATCTGTGGAAGTGGCTCAAGGATATGTGGGAGAAATCTGACTTCTACGATCTTGGCAAAATGCTTGGGGACAAGCTGGCAGAAGCACTTGCAAAGATTCCGTGGGATAAGATCAAGACGCAGGCACGAAAGATTGCACATAGCCTGGCAACTCTGATCAATGGATTTATTGAAGGGGAATTTGACGGAATAGGTGTAGGCTGGTGGATTGGTCACACTCTTGCTGAAGGATTGAATACTGCCTTTGAGTTTCTGAATGAATTTGTACATACACTTCATTGGGCTGGCATTGGAGATTTTATAGCAGATTCTATTAATGGATTTACACAGTCAATCGACTGGGATGTCATTAATGATACCTTGGTAACAGGAGCAGAAGGCCTTGCGGTTACGCTGAATAATATCATTCGTAATACAGATTGGGAATCTCTTGCGGAAACAGTTTCAGAAGGAATAAATACTTTGATTGATACTGTTTACCGATTCTTTGACACAGTGGACTGGAATAAGGCTGGTGTTAAAATAGGCGGATTCTTAAAGGATGCCTTTGAGGATATCGACTTTGAAAAACTTGGCAGGACAATCGGTAAAGTAGTGGAGTCAGCCATTGAATTTTTTAAAGGTCTTGTTGGTCAGTGGGATATGTCAGAAATATCAGGTGCTATGCATGATATGTTCAAGGGCATCTTTGAAGAATGTGACTGGCAAGATATTGCAAAAGTGATTCTGGGTGCGCTTGCAATAAAACTGGCAGCAGAAGCAACACCAGCAGTACTTGAAAAAGCAGGAACTGCTATTCAGGAATCTGTAGGAAGTGCAGTTTCTGAAGCATTTACCAGTGTTGGAGGTATTGGAGGTCTTCTGACTACTGATATGGGGACCATTGTAGGCGCTGGATCTGCTGCAGAAATAGGTCTTGCTGTTGGCACAGCGATAGTCGGAGGTATTGTTGCTGCTATTGCCGGGTTTGAACTTGGTAAGGAAATTGGTAAAGCCATTACAGGTGATGATGAGACGTATGACTCCTTTAAGTGGGGAGGAGAAGACGGATTCTTTTCAACTATTACTGATGATCTTGGAACTACTTTAAAAGCGATTGAAGATATGATGACGGATTTTGAAAATAATCCTGTCATTGCGACTCTTGCTAATATTGTGGCCGGACCATTATTTAGTGCCATTGCTCAGATTGATACATTTGGGGATAAAATCGGAGAAAAGATATATACACTAACTGACAAGTTTGAAGAGTTAAAAACTGGAATTTCTGAAAAAATTGAAGGAATAAAGGAAAATATTATCGAGATATGGACCTCAATACAGGAATGGTTCACAGAATATTGGATTTTATTCACAGAACAGATTCATGAAACGTGGGAAAATATAGTCCTGTTTTTTACAGAGACATGGGAGAATATCCAGCTACTGTTTCAGGCATTCCTTGAGTTTATTGATACAGTGTTCGTAGCTTCCTGGCAGGAGTTTTGGACAAATGCGGAAACCATATTCCAAGTATTTAAGGATGCATTATATAAACTGATTGATGCAATTAAAGAATTATACACAGGACTTATGAAGTCGGTAAAGTTGCTGATAGATGGAGACTGGAAAGGGGCATGGGATAATGCCAAGAAGGTATTTTCCAACTTTAAAGAAAAAGTCAGTGGAATTGTTGGTGAGATTAAGAGTTTGCTGCAGAGTTTTTTCGATTGGATCAGCAGCATGGTTGAAGCAGCTATTGAAAAGATAAAGTCGATTGGAGAAAGCATAGGAAGCGGAATCAGCCATGTATTTGGTGGTGGTGGAAGTGGTGGCATATCTGCACAAAGTGATACGTTTGAAGTTCCGGCACTTGCCAGCGGTGATGTCATCCGTGGTGGAAATCCGTTTTTGGCCATTCTTGGTGATCAGCCGAAAGGGCAGACCAATGTAGAAGCTCCTCTCAGCACAATTAAACAGGCTGTGAGAGAAGAATTATCCGGAATGAACTATGGAGGCGGCTTTAACCCGACAATTTCTCTCAACGTAGATGGACAGGAATTTGCACGTCTGACACTGAATGACATATTAAATGAGGCTGCCAGACAGGGATATGATGTGAGCGTATTGGGGGTAACTTAAATGAAGTTTCAGAGAGGAATAAGAATAGATGGAACGTATTTTGATGTTCCTATGGTATCCCTGAAAAGAAATGCAGATTTTCTTGATAAGGGGGCAGAAAGGACAGAGGATGGTGATCTGTGGAGAGAACTGATCGGTGTTTACTATAATTATACGCTGACAGTAGGATCCAGTAAGCACTTTGGTGAAACAGATTATGAAACCTTCTGGGATAAGATGACAGAACCGGTTCCTTTCCATGAGATCTCTATTCCTACACAGAACGGATATTATACATTTACTGCTTATATATCAAGTGTATCTGATGAATATGAAAGGATTCTTGAAAACAGTGCTGTATTCAAGGGATTTACCTGTAAATTCACAGCAAAGAGACCAGCGAGGACACCATGAGAACGACAGGATTTTATGCAAAATACGGGTTGTATGATACATCAGCCCGTGAGGACAGCACTCTGACAACAGCATACAATCAGACCTTTGGTGACATCTCAATGGGAAAAGAGGATATTTCCTCACAGGACTACGGTACTCTGGAGCAGGATTACTTCCTATTAGATGGATCCTATCCGGAGATGCCGGATGATCCGAAAGATGTGGTTTTCTTCTCATCGGAGATGTCTGGGGCAGACGGATCTTTTACAGAGAATCCTCTGCTTATCATCCTGTTTACCGAGAATCATACATCTGCCTGCCTGACATTCCACTTTGTGGGAGATTATCCACTGGAAATGAAGATCCGGTGGATAGACGGTGACGGAAATGTTATAGAGAACGGCACCTATCAGGTAGACAAGAATAAATATGTGGCATGGAAGCAGGTAGAGAATTACCGCCGTCTGGAGATTGCATTTACCAGGGCAAAGCCGTACCGGTATGTGAAGTTCCGGTATATCGAGTATGGTACTGACATTATCTGCGGTGTAGATGGTTACCCTGTGAAGGAAGCAAAGCTCGTAGAGGAATGTGATCCGATTTCGGATAAGATCTCGATCAATAAGCTGACCTTTAAGCTGATCGATGCAGATAATGACTTCAACATCGGAAATATGTCCGGGCTGCACAAGGTATTCCAGTCCGGGCAGAAAGCACTGGCCTATGAAACGATCAACGGGGAAGCACAGCTTCTAGGGGCATTCTTCCTGGATAATTATTCTACCAGTAAGAACGTGAGCAGCATGAGCTGGATCGATTATAAAGGACTGCTCAGTAAGCACACCTTCCGCCAGGGCAGGGTGTACACCGGGGATCCGGCGGGGGAGGTCATTGACCAGATCATGGCAGCCGCCGGTATCACTGATTACTCCGTGGATGAGGTGACGAGGGCAACACCACTTTATGGCTGGCTGAAAATACAGGACTGCAGAAAAGCACTCCGGGAAGTCCTCTTCGCCTGTGGATCTGTGATCGACAGTAGCAGGAGCGAATCCCTGAATATATTCAAGGTTGACAGGACCGTACAGACGGCAATCCAGCGGACACGGAAATTTTCCACCACTCCAAAGAACCAGAGTTACATATCCGATGTGGCGGTGAAGTTCCCGGTATATTCCCTTGATGAGGAAAGCAAGGAGATATTCAAGGGGACGTATTCTCCCGGAACTTATACGGTGGATTTATCCTCACCAGCGGCAGAAATGACGATTACCGGCGGCACGATCACTGAGCAGACCAATAATTACGTGATATTTACTGTGGCAGAAGAGGGAGAGGTTATCGTATCCGGCCGGAAGTACAGCAAGGAAGATCTGACGGTTACTGCATCTGTGGAAAAGGTTGACGCAGGCGAGAGCCGGCAGACCAAAAGCTTCAGCTGTACGGTTCTTAATCCTGCAGGGGCAGCTGACAGGGCAAAAGCAATTCTTGCCTATTATGATCTACGGCTTAATCTGAAGATCAAGTTCCTGAACGAAGGGGATAAGGTGGCTGACTGGGCGGAGGTATTCAATGCGGAGAAGATGTACGGTAATTACGTGGCAGGCATTGAAAAGATGACCACAGACCTTACCGGGGGATATATTTCCACAGCAGAGCTCCGGGGCTACTACAAGCTGGTCAATGACTTCTACTATACGGGTGAGATCTTCACCGGAGAGGAGTTTGGTGAGATGTGAGCAAGATAGAGATTGAGCATATTCAGAAATCAGCCTCCACGGTGAATACCAAGCAGGTTTTCAAAATCAGCATGGATGTGGAGGACAGGGAGATTACCTACACAAAGGAAATCTCCTATGCCGGTGAAATTTATGGCAATGAAAAGATAGGGGTGATGTGATGGCTATTACAAAGGTAAGAGTAAAAATTAATGGAACATGGACGAACCTGACAAAGGATTCTGCCGGAAAGTGGACAGGGAGTGTAACGGCACCTGCCAGTACATCTTATAACCAGTCCGGAGGATATTTCCCGATCATTGTGGAAGCTACCAACAGCGCGGGAACGGTAACAACGGTGGATGCCACAGACACGACTCTTGGATCTGTTCTGCGTCTTGTGGTAAAAGAGACCACCAAGCCTGTCATTAAGCTGGTGCAGCCGTCCAATGGGGCTTACATCAGCAACAACCAGCTGCCGATCATCTTTGAGGTGACGGATGAAACCGGCGGCAGCGGTGTCAATGCTTCAACAGTTGCCCTGAAACTGGCAGGAACCACCTATAAGGACGGTTCCACAGGCATGAGCAAGACTGCCATTACTGACGGCTACCGGTTCACCTTTACCCCGCAGGCAGCTCTTTCAGACGGTGCCAAGGCAATAGAAATTACAGCATCCGATCATGACGGCAATGCTGCCGCAAAGGTAACTGCTTCCTATACGGTAGATACAGTACCACCTACACTGACGATTTCCTCACCACAGGACGGACTTGCGACCAATCAGAAGAATGTGGTTCTTACCGGAATCACAAATGATACCTTATCCAGCCCGGTAACAGTAACAGTGATGCATGGATCCGCTTCCTATACACCTGCTGTTGCAAATGACGGATCCTTTTCTCAGGCTCTTGTACTCACTGAGGGTGTCAATACCATTAAGATCGTTTCCACAGACGCTGCAGGGAAGAGTACCACGATCAATCTGACTGTGACACTGGATACTTCCGTACCTACGATTAAGTCAGCTGCCTTTGCACCGAATCCGGTCAATGCGTCTGCATCCGTGCAGATTACGCTGGAGGTGGAGTAAATGGTTCTTAAGCTGGCGCTGGCAAGCAGAATTGAATATGTCAGGGGCAGGATCAACGGTAAGGTCGCTGCGTTTGAACAGGACCTTACCGGGGCATGGGTGACGGATGTGGATCAGAGTAGCGATAACCGTTATGAGCTGGATCTTGAGATGGAAGATGCTGCCGGGAACATTGGTACTTACCAGGAAACCATCGTGTATGTGCTGCCACGGTTTATCACAGACCGGACACAGCTTGACATCGATGAGCGGACAGCGAAAGGATTTATCAATGCTTCTGATATGGAGCGTGTAGAAACCACTACAGAGCTGATTGCCGGATATATCGCTGTACCAGTCACAGTGAAAAAGAACTGGAAGACGGGGGATCTTCCGAGGGTATCCGATTTCAAACGGATCCGGGATAATGTGGAAAAGATCCGGAGCGGATACGTGATCCGGGCAGATACTCCGGAGACACCGGCACAGCCCCTGAACACATGGCAGAAGTGGAATGACCTGGAACAGATCCTGTATGACGTATTCTGGATCTATTTTAACAACCTGAACAACAAAGATTACTGCGGTGAGATCTCCGCAGGGGAAGAAATAGGAGTGATTTAATATGGCATTTGTAACAAAGACATGGAAAGACAGGCTGGTTGAGTATGCCGGCAGACGTAAGCTTAAAAATGTGGCTACCGGGGAAGAAATCCTGATGGATGTGAGCCGGTCAGAAGGAACCGTAAATCAGGCAGGTGACGCTTTCAGCGCGGCAAACATGAATAACCTGGAGCAGAGGATCAAGACGGAATTCGATAGCGTCAACAGTAGTTTGACTGACCAACCCACCTTTGAGTATGACGAGTCCGGTAAGATTACTGGATATAAAACTAAGATCGGC